GTAGCAGTCTTGGGCTGATCCCCGGAGCCGATGAATGGAAAGTCATCGAATAAAGTGCATGAATATCGGATAAATGACTTGCTATTATGTGCGTTCAGAGTGATATATATATACATACCAAAAGGGAAAACACCTGAAGCACAAGAAAGCGGGGAAACAGCGATGACGAGGTTTGAAAAGGACTACCATTAACTGTTGAACGGCACAAGCCGGTACGTCTTAGAAGAACGCGCGGAAAAAATCAGAAAGCTAGAGAAAGAACGGCAGGCCTGCAAGAACCGTTTCCGCTTCCAGTGCATCTGCCAGGATCTCAGCCGTCTGGAACGGGAATACGAAGCCCTTGAAGGACTGTACTGAGGGGGCGGGAAGAGACTGTGACGAAAGCCTTCGGTTTTCCCAGAGCTGAATTGAGCAGACTCGAAGAAGTCGGCTCCTGGCTGGAACGCATGGCGGACGAACTGGAAAAATTCTAACTCAACATACAGACAGCCCTGCGGGGCTGTTTTTTATTACAGAAAGGAGGTATATGGCTTGGCTGTACGAGGAAGAAAACCGAAACCGACAGCGCTCAAGGTGCTGGAAGGCAATCCCGGCCACCGTCCCCTCAATAAGAAAGAACCCATGCCCAAGGGCAAACTGCCGCGCTGCCCGGACTGGCTGGAAGATGACGCCAAGAAAGAATGGAAGCGGCTGGGGAAAGTCCTCGCCGAGATGGGGATGCTGACCAACCTGGATATGATGGCCTTTGCCGGGTACTGCCAGGCCTACGCCCGATGGAAAGGGGCTGAGGAATTCATTACCCAGCACGGCGACATGGTACGGACGCCGAACGGTTATCTGCAGCAGGTGCCGCAAGTGTCCATCGCCCAGACGAACCTCAAGATCATGCTGAAATTCTGTGAGCAGTTTGGCCTGACCCCGTCAGCCCGGAGCCGCATGATTGGGGAAGAAAATGGGGCAGAAAAAGAAGCGGATGAAATGGAACTGCTGTTAAGGGGGTGACAAGTTTGGCATTTGTATATAAGCCGTCAGCGTTCATGCTGCCGGATTCCCATTACGACAAGGACAAGGCCGACAGGGCAGTTGCCTTCATCGAACATCTCTGTCATACCAAAGGCAAATGGGCCGGGCAGCCGTTCCTGCTCCTGCCATGGCAGGAACAGATTGTGCGTGATCTCTTCGGCATCATCAAGGAAAACGGGAAACGGCAGTTTCTGACGGCCTATATAGAGATTCCAAAGAAGAACGGGAAGAGCGAGCTGGCTGCCGCTATCGCTTTGTACCTTCTTTATGCCGATAATGAACCGAGCGCCGAAGTGTACGGCGCGGCCTGTGACCGTAATCAGGCGTCCATCGTCTTTGATGTGGCACGGCAGATGGTCGAGATGAGTCCGGCCCTGATGCGCCGCTCCAAAATCCGGACGGCAGGGAAGCGCATCATCAATTACCGTAATGCCGGTTTTTACCAGGTGCTGTCGGCAGAAACCGGGACCAAGCACGGCCTCAATGTGTCGGGCCTGGTCTTTGACGAAATCCACGCCCAGCCGAACCGGAAGCTCTACGATGTCCTGACCAAAGGATCCGGCGATGCAAGGGAACAGCCGCTCTTTTTCATCATCACCACAGCGGGCAATGACAAGAACAGCATCTGCTACGAACTGCATACCAAAGCCCTGGACCTGATGGCGGGCCGGAAGAAGGATGCCACCTTTTACCCCGTGGTCTATGGCCTGGAGCATGAGGAAGACTGGACGGACGAAGCGAACTGGTACAAGGCGAACCCGTCACTGGGCCACACCATACAGATTGACCGCGTCCGGGAAGCCTATCGGAATGCCGTCGAAAATCCGGCGGAGGAGAATGTCTTCAAGCAGCTCCGGCTCAATATCTGGACTTCGGCCAGCATCCGCTGGATACTGGAACAGGTCTACGACAAGGGGAATCTTCCCATTGACCGGGATTTCCTGCGGGGACGGATGTGCTACGGCGGGCTGGACTTGTCCAGTACGTCGGATATCACGGCCCTGGTTCTGGCTTTCCCGCCACGGAGCGATGACGAGAAATACATCCTGCTGCCGTTCTTCTGGCTGCCGGAAGACACGCTGGAACTGCGGTGCCGCCGGGACCATGTCCTATACGACGTCTGGCAGAAGCAGGGCTTCATCCAGACAACGGAAGGGAACGTCATCCATTATGGTTTCATCGAGAAGTTCATCGAACGTTTAGGAGAAACCTATAATATCCGGGAAATCGCTTACGACAGGTGGAACGCCACCCAGATGGTGCAGAACCTGGAAGACATGGGCTTTACCATGGTGCCTTTCGGCCAGGGATTCAAGGATATGTCGCCACCATCGAAGGAGCTGTTCAAGCTCTTGATGGAAGGGAACATCCTCCATGGCGGCAATCCCGTCCTCAAATGGATGGCCGGCAACGTCGTCATGCGGCAGGATCCGGCGGGGAACATCAAGCCGGACAAAGAAAAATCCGTCGAAAAAATCGACGGAATTGTGGCGTCCATCATGGCACTGGACCGCTGCATCCGCAACGGGATAGGCAGCGGCAGTGTCTATGACGAACGGGGTGTTATTGCTTTTTGATTTTTATTACCAGATAATTTGGCAGATGTTCATTCTGAACACCCAATCGAAAAGATACGCCATTCCCCTTAAAAGTGGAGAGATGCCTTCCTTTTTCAGGTCAACATAGCCTGTCAGGTATTTTCGTACAGATACCTTAATGTCGTCGTCCAATCTTAGGTCATGAAGTGGGTTATTGCAGTAGAACATTCCCTTTATGCCATGTATTCCCATTGTTTTCAATGTTCTCTTCATCAGTACCTTTATACCGAAGCTGCCGATAGTATCAAATACGAGGCAACCGTGGGGAAAGGCACCCTTTAGCCTCAGAATAAGTTGATGTACCTCTTTTTCTCTGAGATACATAAACACTCCGGCTGCAAACAGGAAAACTCCTTGAAATACATCAATGTATTGAGTCCAAGTATCATCATTTAAATCAGCCGCGATATTGATTTCTCGGCCAATAGGGGGAAGAAGCGAATTTCGTATGGAAATAATGTCTTTCCTGTCAATATTGTATAGATTCATTCTTCCGTTATCTCCTAAGCGAGGGGTCTGATCTAATCCGCATCCCATATTCACAACAGCCGCATCTGGATGGGAAGATAGATAGTCTTGCATCTCATAAAGAATAGCTTTGCTTCGAAGAATACCTTCTAAGGCACCAAACTTCCAAACAAAAGAACCTTTCTTTTTATCAAGCGCAGAAAAATCGTAATTCAGATGTCTGATTACGTCATCCGCATAAGGGTCTAGGAGAATGTGAGGGAAGAGTTCATTGCCAAGTTTCCTGGCATAGAGGGGAATGATTAATGTTTCTTGCACCGTATTTTTTTCAATAGTTATTCTGCCCATGAGCGCTCATTTCCTTTCTGAGATTTACTATTATGAAAATAGTTTACCAATAATAAAACGTGTTTGTAAACTATCAATTACTAGGTTAAGTATCCCTTTTCAGGAGGTTTTCATGCAAATCCCATTTTTATCCAGCCTGTTCCGTACCCGGGACAAGCCGCAGAACTATTATATCGGCACGGATTTCCGTTACCTGTTCGGCCCGTCAACGAGCGGCAAGACGGTGAACGAGTTCACGGCCATGCAGACGACGGCGGTGTATGCCTGCGTCCGCATCCTGGCGGAAACCCTAGCAGCCCTGCCGCTCCAGCTGTACCGTTACACGCCTGGCGGCAAGGAGCGGGTCTATGATCATCCGCTGTACCATCTGCTTCATGATGAGCCGAACCCGGAGATGACATCGTTCATCTTTCGGGAGACTCTTATGAGTCATTTGCTCATCTGGGGCAATGCTTACGCCCAGATTATCCGTGACCGGTTAGGGCGGGTACAGGGACTATACCCGCTCAGGCCGGACAAGATGGCCGTCTGCCGGGATGACCGGGGAAAGATTTTTTATCTGTATACCAAGACAGGAGATGAGAATCCGAACATCAAGCCGTACGGGCAAGTGGCACTCCAGAAGGAAGAAGTGCTGCATATCCCCGGCCTTGGGTTTGACGGCCTGGTCGGTTATTCGCCGATTGCCATGGCCCGCAATGCCGTGGGCATGACCATGGCCTGTGAGGAATACGGTGCCTCTTTCTTTGCTAACGGGGCCAGCCCCAGCGGGGTGCTGGAGCATCCGGGCGTTCTGAAGGATCCGGCCAAAGTCCGGGATTCGTGGAATGCCGTCTACCGGGGGACGGGCAATGCCCACAAGGTGGCTGTGCTGGAAGAAGGCATGAAGTACCAGCAGATCGGCATCCCGCCGGAAGAAGCACAGTTTCTGGAGACGCGGAAGTTCCAGCTCGATGAGATTGCCCGACTCTACCGCATCCCGCCGCACATGATCGGCGACCTGGAGAAAAGTTCCTTCAATAATATCGAGCAGCAGTCCATGGAATTCGTGAAGTATACGCTGGATCCATGGGTCATCCGCTGGGAACAGGCCATGCAGAAAGCCCTGTTCCTGCCGGAAGAGAAGAAACAGTATTTCCTCAAGTTCAACGTGAACGGTCTCATGCGCGGCGACTATGAGAGCCGCATGACAGGCTACAGCATCGGCCGGCAGAACGGCTGGCTGTCCGCCAACGACATCCGGGAGATGGAAGACATGAATCCCGTGCCGGATGAAGAAGGCGGTAATCTATACCTTGTCAATGGCAGCATGACGAAGCTCAAGGACGCCGGGGCCTTTGCCCAGAAGGGAGAAACGAATGAAACATAAATTTTGGAAGTGGGTGACCAACGAAGCACCGGATTCTTTCGGCAGTAATCGCACGCTCTACCTGGACGGCCAGATTTCCGACGAAACCTGGTGGGGTGATGAAGTGACGCCGAAGGCATTCAAAGATGAACTGAACGCAGGCAGCGGTGACATCACGCTCTGGATCAACAGCCCGGGTGGGGACTGCTTTGCCGCCGCACAAATCTATAACCTGCTCATGGATTATCCGGGGAACGTCACCGTCAAGATTGACGGCCTAGCTGCTTCGGCAGCTTCCGTCATCGCTATGGCCGGGACCAAGGTCTGTATGTCGCCTGTGGCCATGCTGATGATCCACAATCCGGCGACCCTGGCCTATGGCGACCAGGCAGAGATGGAAAAGACCATCGGCATGCTGAGCGAAGTCAAGGAGAGCATCATCAACGCCTACGAAATCAAGAGCGGCCTGGCCCGCACGAAGATTTCGCACATGATGGATGACGAGACCTGGCTCAACGCGAAGAAGGCCGTGGAACTTGGCTTTGCCGATGAAATCCTGTTCGACCAGAAGAAGGACAATGGAGAGCAGCCGGAAGCCATGATTTATACGCCAGTAACTGTTACCAATTCGTTGGTACAAAAACTGAAACCCCATGAACCGATTCATAAAGTGCCAGCCGCATCCTTAGAAAAACGGCTGGCATTGCTCATTCATTAAGGAGGACAACAATGGATACGATTTTAGCACTGCGTGAGAAACGCAAGAACCTCTGGGATGCCGCCAAGAATTTTCTGGATACCGTCCGTGATGAGAACGGCATGGTGTCTGCGGAAGACGCGGTTCGCTACGACAAGATGGAAGCGGATGTAGTAAATCTCGGCAAGGAAATCGACCGCCTGGAACGCCAGCAGCAGCTTGATGCCCAGCTGGCCCAGCCGACAACGATGCCGATTACTGAAATTCCGGGAACAGGCAATAAAATGCCTGAAAAGAAAGGCCGTGCGTCCGATGCCTATCGTAAGGCTTTCTGGGACAGCATCCGCCATAAGAACTTCATCGATGTACAGAACGCACTGAGTGCAGGCACCGATGCTGATGGCGGCTATCTGGTGCCGGACGAATTCGAACACCAGCTCATCGACAAGCTTCAGGAAGAGAACTTCTTCCGCGGTCTGGCGACGGTCATCCATACCAGCGGCGACCGCAAGATTCCCATCGTGACGGGTCATGGCGAAGCGTCCTGGATGGAAGAGAACGGCCTCTACCCGGACAGCCAGGATACCTTCGGCCAGCAGTCCATCGGGGCGTACAAGCTGGGCACGGCTATCCGTGTGTCGGAAGAACTGCTGAACGACAGCGCTTTCGACCTGGAAAGCTATATCGCCGGTGAATTTGCCCGTCGTATCGGTACGAAGGAAGAAGAAGCCTTCCTGGTAGGCGACGGAAAGAACAAGCCGACCGGCGTTTTCCCGTCTGCCGAAGTGGGGGTGACGGTCACGACGGCTTCTATTACCTTCGATGATGTCATCGACCTCTATCATTCCCTGCGCATCCCGTACCGCCGCAAGGCTGTCTGGCTCCTGAACGATGCAACCATCAAGGCCCTGCGCAAGGTGAAGGACAACAACGGCAACTACATCTGGCAGCCGTCTGTCACGGCAGGCACACCGGATACCATCCTGAACCGTCCCTGCTACTGCACTTCCTTTGCACCGGAACTGGCCGCGGGCAACCGTCCCATGCTCTTCGGGGACTTCAGCTACTACTGGATTGCCGACCGGGAATACCGCTCCTTCAAGCGTCTCAACGAACTGTATGCCGCCAACGGCCAGATCGGCTTCCTTGCCAGCCAGCGCGTCGATGGCATGCTGATGCTCAAGGAAGCGGTCAAGTCCCTGGAGATGAAAGCGAAGGGATAAACCATGATTGTGACGCTGGAAGAAGCCAGGGAATACCTGCGGATTGATGAAGATGACACGAGTAATGATGACGTCATTCAGTCTTCCCTGGAAACAGCCCAGGCCCTCTGCCTGGATATATCCCGCTGTGAGGAAGCCGATGCCGAAGAGAATCCCGTAGTTTTTCACGAAGCGATTCTCTTCGCGGCAGCTTTTTTATATGAGCACCGGGAGGAAGCGGACTACGCAGGCCTTTTGAAACGTCTGCGCTGGCTGATGTTCGGGGTCCGGCGGAGCTGTTTTTGAAAAAGGGGGGATGCCCATGAAGACGGGGCTTTTGAACAAACGGATTGAGATTCTGAGAAAGCAGGCCGTGACGGATGAATATGGTTTCGATACCCAGGCCGACGTCGTAGTATATCGCTGTTGGGCATCCATTGAGCCTGCCCGGGGCAAATTGTTCTATGAGATGGAACGCAAAGCGGACACGGAGTACAGCAAGATCACTATCCGCTGGCGTCCGCATATCACGCACGACATGAAAGTGAAATACCAGAATCACCTCTACGACATCGACACCATCGTGGACCCGTACATGCGCCATGAAGCACTGGAACTGTACTGCACGGAAGAAGTGAGGGGGACGGACAATGAGCGGAAGTGACTTTGAGGTCAAAGGATTGGATGACCTTTCAGAAAAACTGCTTTTTGCTATTGAAGAGTTTCCCGGCACTGCCGAAAAGGGCCTGGTGACGCTTGGCAACAAGCTCAAGAAGGAGTGCGTAAAAAACACGCCGGAAGGCAGCACGGGCAAGCTGAAGAAAGGCTGGAAGCATAAGGTGGAAGGGTATAACGGCTCGGAGCTGACCTATGAACTGGTCAACAAGCATCCGGTCCATCATCTCTTGAATAACGGCCATGTCAAGAAAACGCCGGGCGGCAGGACCGTGGGCTATTATGAAGGCCAGCACTATACGGAGAAATCCGTCAAGCAGTTTGAAGCCAGCGACTTGCAGCCGGGACTGGAGAGACTCACGAAGAAGCTCCTCAGAAAGGCAGGCGGCACATGATCCATGACCTCGATATCCTGCAGGCGGTGCAGCAGAAACTCAAAGAGCGGTTCCCGTATCCCGTCTATTTGCAGGAAGTCAAGGAAGGCTTTGCGCCGCCGGCCTTTTTCCTGAAGACAATGACGGTAGCGACGCCGCAGAAAGAAAACGAGGTCTACCGGGATACGGACCTCTACATTACGTATTTGCCGAAGAAGCAGGAAAAAAGCACGGCCATCTACGCCGTGCTTTTTGCTGCGGAAAATTTATTCCGGGACGGACTGAAAGTCGGCAACCGTTATCTCCCTGTCGTGTCTATGAGTGAGGAGCTGATGGGGACGGACAATGACGGTGGGTGTCTGACGCTGACCTTCCAGTACTATGACGCTCGGGAAAAAGAAGAAACGGCAGAAATCATGAAGGTACTGCATCAGCGGTATCAGGGAAAGGAGACGTAACCCATGAAAATGCCATCCATTAATATCGCGTTCAAAGAAAAAGGCATCAGTGCCATCGAACGCAGCGAACGCGGTATTGTCCTTCTGATTCTGAAAGAAGAGACACTGCCGTCCCAGACGGAAGTGAACCTGTATACGGCAGATGACATCCCCAAAGAACTCTCAGACAGCAACCGTGAGCAGCTGGAACTGACCCTTCGCGGCTACGTGAACAGTCCGAAAAAAGTCATCGCCGAAATCATCAGCAAGGACGCAGAAGATTATACCGATGTCCTCAAGGCTATCGAGAACAAGCGCTTCGATTACCTGGTCATCCCGGACATCGAAGAAAACCACATCGACACCATCGCCACCTGGATCAAGGGGATGCGGACGAATAAGAACAAACGCATCAAGGCCGTCCTGCCGGACTGCACGGCGGATACGGAAGGAGTCATCAACTTCGTCAATCAAGTCATCCGCACGAAAGCGAAGACCTACACGACGGCCCAGTACTGCGGGCGCATCGCGGGCATCATCGCAGGAACGCCAATGACCATTGCCTGTACGTATGCGCCGCTGCCGGAAGTCATTGGCTGCGACGTCTGGACGAAGGAAGAAATGGATACCATGACGGATGCCGGCAAGCTGTTCTTCTTCTTTGACGGGGAAAAGGTCAAGCTGGGCCGCGGCATCAACTCCCTGGTCACGACAGTCCAGGGGAGAGGCGTATCGTTCCAGAAAATCAAGCTCGTCGATTTAATGGACATGATGTATGACGATATCCGCACCACAGCCCAGGACCATTACCTTGGCAAGTATGCCAATAGCTATGCCAACCGATGCCTCCTGGTGACGGCTATCCAGGGGTATCTGGACCAGCTGGCCCAGGAGGGCCTGCTGGAGCAGGGGCAGAATACGGCTTATATTGATGTGGAATCCACGAAGATCTGGCTGGAATCCAATGGCAAGTATACGAAAGAGGAACTGGCGGATATGTCGGAAATGGACATCAAGATGGCCAATATCGGCAGCAATGTCTTTATCGCCGTAGATGCTTCGCTCCTGGATGCCATGGAAGATGTCACAATTGCCGTCAATATCTGAGGAGGTGAAGTACAGTGAACAGCATGGAAGCCAAACGGGTGATGAATGGAAAGTATGCCGACCTCTATATCGACGGCGACCTCATGGCCGAAGCCACCGCTTTCAAGGCCGAGGTCACGCTGACCAAGGAAGAAGTGAAGATGCTCCGCCATGTCGGCAAGGGCTATAAGGTCACAGGCTACGATTGTAAAGGCCAGCTGAAGCTGCATAAGGTGTCGAGCTACATGATCAAGAAGATGAACGACAACATCAAGGCGGGCAAGCAGACCGTCGTGACCATCGTATCCGTCCTTGACGATAAGGACGCCATTGGCAGCGAACGCATCGTCATCAAGGATGCGACCTTTGACAGCCTGATCCTGGCGGACTGGGAAGTCGATAAGATGGGCGAGGAAAGCTACAGCTTCACTTTCTCAGACTGGGATCTCTTGGATTTAGCATAAGGAGAACAAGCACATGAATATGGTAGACCGACTGCTGAAAGCAGATATAGTGAACAAGCTGGCCGAACGGCCTGAAAAGAAAGTGAAGATGGAACGGCTCTCGAAGCTGTTCGGATTCGATTTTATCATCACGCTCCGGGCCATCGACCCGGAACGCTACGCCGATATCCAGAAGATGGCCGTGGACTTCACCAACGGCAGCGCCGACAATATCGACATTTATCAGATGCAGACCCAGACGCTCCTGGCGGGGATTGCCGATCCGGACCTCAAGAACAAGGATCTGCTGGAAAAATTCGGGGCCGTACTTCCTGGTGACATCATCCGCAAGCTCTTCCTGGCAGGCGAGATTGCCGACCTTACGGCACAGATTACAGAACTTAACGGCTATACGACCCAGGAAAAGGCGGACAAAGCCGTAAAAAACTGATTCGGACCGATGGCGAGGTGCAGGCGATGTATCTATTGTTCCGGGAGCATCACCTGCTGCCGTCAGCGGTCATGAAACTGGGATACGGCGAACGGCAGGTGCTGTATGCTTTTATCCGCTATGAGATGGAAGAACGCGATAAAAAAGTATCTTCAGCATTATCGGATTAATTGCTGAAAATACGGCTATCTGCCATAAAGTCATAAGGCAGGCTCAAGCCACTTAGATATTTCATAGACGAAGTCGCTTTTTTTCTTGCATTGTGGGTGGCCGACACGTAGTACATGAAAGGTTTGATTGCCCAGAGTGGAAATGGCTTCCTGCCAGGGCATTTTTCTTTTCCCAATGTCTTTAGAACCGTTGTAATGAATATTATAACGGTCAAAAACGTTAGGGATGTAATCGTCATAATACCAAGATGTATAAAAAATGATATGAGTAGGATGTATTACCTTTAATTCCTGCTGAAGGACTTTTAGGTTTAGGATACAGTTGGATTTTACAAAATCTGAGGTAGTATCCTTTCCTCCGGAATTGTTGCATTTGACAATATTGGTAAATGCGATGTGTTCTATAGAATCGTCACCGAATATTCTCTGAGTGATAGCACGAGTATAGCTCCAATATGGCCAGCTTTTGTTCCACAGAGATTCACGGGTATATTGAAAGGGATTGCGGAAGCCGTCTTCAATCGTGCCGGGATTGTTTCTGGCATTTTTACCGACAAATAGAATTCTCTTGGAAGTTTTATTAAAATCGGAACCTACGCACCAGCAGCCAATCGGTAAGGATAAATGTTCTTTCTTGTGACATTCTTCACAGATTTTGCAAGTACCAAGCTCCATATGGTGATATCGTTCAGCTAATCTTTTTTCTGTTTCATTGAAATAGCGCATTGGAATTCCTCCGTAACGATAGACTTCTTTTATCTTACTATATTTTTAATATCTGTAACAACATTGAGAGGTGAAACAGCATGGCCAATAATGTCATCGATGCCGCCATCCGGCTGCGGGATTTGTTCACGCCGACCGTGCGTAGCGTCAATGCCAGCCTGGGGACCATGAAGACCCAGATGGCGGCGGCGAAACAATCGGTCAGCGGACTGTCGGACAAGCTGACGGAGCATGAGCGCATCCAGAAACGGACGGCGAAGAGCATCGAGCAGACGGGAAGCAAGATTTCCGGCTTATCAGACAAGATGGCCCTGCTGTCAGCCCCCATCCTGGCAGCCGTAACGGCAGGCTTCAAGCTGCACAGCGACTTTGCCAACGGTATCGCCAAGATTTCGACTTTGGTCGACACGACGGTCGTTTCCATGCAGAAGGTCAGTGATGAGATTCGTGCTGTCAGCGATGAAACGGGCGCAGGTGTCGCTGATCTTTCGGAATCGGTCTACCAGGCCATTTCCGCTGGTGTCGATGCGGCCCATGCCGTGGGCTTTGTCAAAGACATGACAATTGCTGCGAAAGCCGGCTTCACCGACACGACGACTGCCGTTAACGGTGTGACCACGGTTCTCAATGCCTATGGAAAATCGGCAGAAGAAGCCACGGCGGTGACGGACCAGATGCTCCTGGCACAGAACTTCGGCAAGACATCCTTTGGCGAGATGGCCCAGTCCATGGGCAATGTCATCCCCATTGCGGCACAGCTCAATGTCAGTACCCAGGAACTGTTCGGTTCCATCGCCGTCCTGACCAAGAACGGTATCCGGACCAGCGAGGCCATTACCGGACTCAAGGCGGCTTACAGCAACATCCTGAAGCCGTCTGCCGAAGCGGCGAAACTGGCTCAGTCCCTTGGCCTTGAGTTCAATGCGGCTCATCTGCAGAGCGTGGGCTGGGTGAAGTTCCTGGACGAAGTGAAGCGGGCGACAGGCGGCGATGCCGAACAGATGGCCCAGCTCTTTGGCTCTGTCGAGGGCCTGAACAGCATCCTGGTCCTGACGGGCAAGGGAGCCGGGGACTTCGATAAGGTCATGGACCAGATGGCCCAGTCTGCCGGTATGACCCGGGAAGCTTATGAGAAGATGCTGACCCCGTCGGAGCAGATGCAGATTGCCATGAACCAGCTGAAGAATGCCGGCATGGATTTAGCGGTGTCGTTTACGCCGTACTTCAAGGCCATGTCGATGCGCGTCAAGGAACTGGCTGCCTGGTTCCGGACACTGACACCGGAACAGAAAACGCTGATCGGCCAGGTGGCTTTTGGCATCGTGACCTTCCAGCTCTTCGGTTCGACCCTGGGCCGTATCCTGACGTTCGGCGGCAGGGCTTTTGGTACTTTCAACTCTATTGCCAAGGGCATTAGCAAAGCCGGCAGTGTCTCGAAGTATCTCTCGACCCAGTTCAAAGGACTCATTCCGGTCTGCCGGGGCATTGCCATCGTGGCCAGGGGCATGGGCAGTACCTTTCTGACTGCCGGACGCATGATGATCACCATCATCCGTGCCGTAGGCGCCGCAGCCATGGCCAATCCCATCATTATCATCATTGCCGCGATTATTGCTGCCTTGTACCTTCTGTGGAGGAACTGGGATACCGTGTCGCATTATATCGAACAGGCTATACAGGCTGTATCGGACGCCGTCGATGCGGGGATGAACTGGATCAGTTCTGCCTGGGACGGAGCCATGAACGGTATCAGCGAGACGGCCTCCAGTATCTGGGAGAGCATCAAGGACACCTTCCATAGCGGTGTGAACTGGGTCATCGACCAGGTGAACGGCCTGATTTCCAGCATCAACGGCCTGTCTATCGACATTTCGTCCCTGACGGGAGGGGCGCCGACCCATGTGGGCTTTGATATCCCAAGCATCAGCCACTTTGAAAGCGGTGTCGAGAACTTTCGTGGCGGCTTTGCCGTCATCAATGAAGACCGCCGGGGCGAGCTGGTACACCTGCCCAATGGCAGTACGGTCATACCTCATGATGAAAGCATCCGCCAGGCCATGAACGCCGGCAGCGGCGGTATCACCATCCGCATCGATACCATGAACGTCCGCAGTGAGCAGGACATCGACGCCGTCGCTGAAAGGCTCGTCGAAAAAATCCGGCTGTACGGCATGAACCGCATGAAAGGAGCGACCCTCTGATGAGTTCTTTCTTAGCATCCCTGTTGAACGCCATCGGCCAGGCTGCGTCTTCCCTCACGATTTCACTCTCTTCTGAATCGGCAGCGGTGGTCTTTCCCGTCCTGCCTTCGGAGCTGATGGTATCTGTCAATACGAATCATGGCACGGTGAACATCAATAACTTCGGCGACTACCTCATGATGGGAAAGACGGGACTCAGGACACTGACCCTTTCCGGCTTTTTCCCGGCACAGGATTATCCCTTTGCCATGATGGGCCTTGCGCCTTATACATACATCGCCCAACTGGAAACGATGCGTACCGGTGACAGCGTCTGTCAGCTGACGGTGTCAGATACGCCGCTTTCCATGCCCTGCCTGATTTCGTCCTTCAAGTTTGGTGAAAAGGACGGCAGCGGCGATGTCTATTACGAGCTGGGCCTGACAGAGTACCGCTACGTCACAGCACCGGAGACGGGAAAGACCGATGCTGCGACAGGGCTGAAGAAGCGGCCGGAGTCGTTCTGGTCGAAGATGAAGAAGAACATCACCTATTATCCCGGTGACAGTATCGGGAACGTCATCGGCCGGGCCGTGGGGAAATCGGTGACGCTCAACAATGAGCAGTTCTCGAAGTTCCAGATCTATCGCAGCATCGTCCGTAACGGCGGTCTTTCGCCCGGGGATATCATCCGCCTGACGACGATGAACCTCAAAAGGAATGATGAAAATGTTCCAGTTGCAAAGAATCAATAAGAAAACCAATACCGAGGATGCTCAGACGGAAGGCCAGAAAAAGCCCGAGAACGCAGACCTTACGGGCTGGCTGATTTGTGCAACTTGGTCCGGGGACGTCGAGCAGGCCGGACGCAGGCTGGAATTCGACCTGGCCTATACGACGCGGGATAAATCTTGGCAGAATCCGGAACTGGAACTGGGGGACGAGGTGCTGTTTATCCACATTGACGATAAGACGCAGCAGACTGTCCACCTGTTCCAGGGACGTATTTTTGGCCGCAGCCGGGAGAGCGGCTCTTCCGTGATGCATTTTACAACCTTTGACAATATCGTCTATCTGGCCAAGTCCCGCATAACCAAGAAGTACACGAACGTCACAGTGGCCGACGCCATCCGCCAGACCATCAATGACTTTTCTATTCCGGCCGGGACTATTCCCGACCTGTCCGTCACCTGCAATTTCATTGCCGATGATATCTCGGCTACGGAGGCTATCAAGCAGGCATTATCCTATCAATCCGCACAGGATGGCAAGGGATACCATATCTACATGACCGAAGGGAAGCTCAACGTGGTCTGCATGAACGACCAGGTGGTGGAAGATTTCCTGATCAGCGATGTGACAAATCTGACCGGCGCTTCCGTGTCGGAGTCGGTCGAAGACATGGTTTCTAAGGTCATCGTCGTCGACAGTGCCGGACAGACGAAAGGCGAACTGCCCAATCAGACGGATATCGACCGATTCGGTCTCATCCAGGCCATTTGCAAGGCCGACCCCAAGCAGGACGATGCCTCGCAGGCAAGGGCCATGCTGAAGACCGTCGCCCATGACATGTCCATCCGGGCCATCGGTCATATCCAGTGTATCGCCGGGTTTTCTGTCTCAGTCCAGGAAGAACAGCTCAAGGGCCAGTTCTTCATCAAGTCAGACAGCCATAAAATCGAAGGCAACAAGCACCTGATGGAGCTGCATCTGGTATTCAACAAACTGCTGGATGAGCAGAAACAGGAACTGGACAGTACATCGTACAATGCCAACCCGGATTATGTGCCGCCAGCGGAAACGGAATCGACATCTTCTGTTTCTACAGGTGGCGCTGTGGCTGGCAGCAGTGTGGTCGATGCGTGCATGGCCAATTTCGAGGGTACCGTTTCTCCCTATGGCTCAGAAGGCTGTGTCGACCGGGCGACCATCGCTGCGGCGGGCTATTCCCCTTTTGCAGCGCAGGAATATAACAATGGCGTGAAAGGCTGCGATCAGCTGCGGGCCGATGCCGAAGCGCAAGGTCTGGCTATCCCTTATGACCCGTCGCAGCTCGAAAAGGGCGACATCATCATGTACAACCGCTACAGCAAGCCGGACCCGAACTGGCATGTCGTCGTCTATGACGGAAGCGGCGGCTGCTGGGGCAACAGCTCCAATGTCTATGGCTGTTTTCATCACTACGAAGGCAGCATCGATATGGGGAGCGACTATTATCCGGCAACGATTATCAAGACTTCAAGGGGGTAAGCGTGTGCAGAAAAATCCATATATCGGTCTGCTGAATCTGATGGAGCAGGTCAGCCGTAGCAGCAACAGCCCGGACATTCAAATCGGGCAGATCCTTGCTTCGCCGCCAGATATCAAGGTCCGCTACAATGGCATCATTTTGACCAAAGAGGAGCTGTGGATTTCCCATTATCTCCTGGCAGGTTATGGCCGCACAGCTAAAGGGCATCTGGTATCGGCGACACAGAATCGTGCCGGCGGCAGCGGTGATGCGGCTTACCAGTCCCATAATCATGCCATCGATAATGACTACACCGATTCCGTCATCTATACGGATACACTAAAGCCCGGCATGTACGTGGCCATCATGCCCATGCTCATCAATGGCCGGATCCAGCAGTACATCATTTTGGACGAGATTGTGAGGATTGATGGCCATGGCTGATCCTTTTGTAGCAATGAACAGCATCCAGGCAGCGAACCGGAATGAGTCGCTGCCTCTTTTTGTAGAATACGGCTATGACTTTGATAAGCAGTGCTTCCGCTACGATGAAAAAGGCCAGAACCTGATGGTGACAGAAAATGAAGCCCTCAAGGTCTGGATTTATAAGGCAATCCTCACCGAGCGGTATCGCTACTTGGCCTATGATGACAGCTATGGCATTACCATCGAGCCGTATCAGGGGAGAACGTCAAACAGCCGGTATACGGCAGACCAGATCTGCCGGAATATCCGCGAGGGATTGATGGTGAATCCGTACATTGCCCGCATTAACCATGTCGAGGTGGAGAAGCGGGAACGGGATGATTTGGCCATTACGGTTGACGTCACTTCCATTTACAGTGACGAATCATTGACCGTGACGGCAGGAAGGAGCGAGGCATGAGCAATTTATTTGATGCACAGACCAAAGATGTGATTGAGAGCCGCATGGCCCAGACCCTGCACACCATTACGGAAAAAGAGCAAAGTACCATGGAAGGCACCTTTGCCCGCGACCTGATCGACGCCAATGCTGTGGAATTTGAGAGCAGCTATGCCGAGATGGCCATGTTGCGCGACGCGGCCTTTGCCGAAACGTCCTGGGGCGACTACCTGACGCTGCGGGCAGCGGAATTTGGCGTCGATCGCAAGAAAGCCGTCAAGGCCAAAGGAGAAGTTACGGTGACGGGGATGGCAGGAGCCTACATCATTCGCAGCAGTCTCTTCCAGACAAAAGACGGCCAGCGATTTTATACCCTGGAGTCGGCCACCATTCCTGCCGATGCCGCTGAGGTTACGATTCCCGTGGAAGCTGCCGATGCCGGGGCGAGTGGCAATGTGGCCGAAGGAACGATTACAGAAATCCCCTATTCCATCCCGAATATCTCGGCAGTCGTTAACCATAAGAAATGCACCGATGGGGCGGATGAAGAAACGGATGACGCACTCCTTGCCCGGCTCCTGTTCCGGGTGCGCCAGCCTATCACCTCGGGCAATGCCAATCATTATCGTGACTGGGCCATGTCTGTCGATGGCGTCGGGAACTGCAAAGTCATCCCGCTCTGGCAGGGCAATGGCACGGTGAAGGTCATCATCGTCACGGCAGAGAATGAATCGGCATCGGCTGAACTGATCCAGGAGGTCTATGACTACACCGAAAGCCAGCGGCCTATCGGTGCGACCGTGACCGTCGTTTCGCCGGCGCCATTATCCATTGATTTGACGGCAGATGTCTATGGCACAGCCAGCCCCGATGCCGTAAAGGCAGCCATGACAGCCTATCTCAAGCAGACGGGCTTCACGCTTTCTTATGTCAGCCTGGCCCAGATGGGGAAACTCCTCCTTTCCATCAGCGGCATTACAGATTATAAGGATTTGAAGCTTAATGGAAAAGCGGCCAACGTGGAACTGACGAACGAGCAGATCCCCGTGGCAGGGAAGGTGGTGCTGAACCTTGTCAGCCAATGACTGGATGCGGCAGAGCCGGATGGATATCCTGAAGTATTTGCCGAATTTCTTATCCAAAGACCCGATGTTCCACTGCGCGGCAGAAACCTGCAATGAGGAGCATGACCGTCTGCGCCTGGCTCTGCAGGACCTGGCGGACAACTTCTTCGTGAACACCGCCACCTGGGCGCTGCCGCTTTATGAATCGTTCCTGGGCATCAAGCCCAGTGACGGAGATAGTGACGAATTCCGCAGGCAGCGGATTCTCTTCAAGCTGCAGCACGTGGATGTGTCTACAAAAGATTTCATGAACTCCATCATCAATCTCTACAGTGTCGGCCATATCGAGGAAGTCAATGAGGAATACTACTTCAAGGTGTACTGCATCATGAACGGCAAAGATACCACGACCTTGCAGAAGCTCATCACGCAGCTCAACATCTACAAGCCGGCCCATCTGGGATACGTCATCTACCTGGGTTATTCCTGGAATGGCAAGATTTACTGGAACGGGGAAGCTACCTTCTCGACGGCGACCATCGTATCCAAGAAAGGAGTGATGACAAATGGATGATTACAGCAAAGAGAAATGGTCTGCCGACTTCCCGGACCGTGCCGGACAGGAAGTCCGGCCCACAGAAGCTGTGGAGAATACGCTGGATTATGATGTGCTTTTCCCACAGTATCTTTCGGAAGACCCGGTTGTATTCAACCAGCAGAACAAGACTGTGTCCCAGCTGGTCAGCAATGATGCCCGGCTCTATGAGCGGATTTCCGCTACGGCAGCTGACATCAATGCCCATCTGAACGATGCCAAGGCCCATGCCAGCGGCATCAGTGGCAATGCGGCCAGTGCGTCGAAGCTGCAGACGGGGCGGAAGATTCACCGGGTTGTCTTTGACGGCACCCGGGATATTACCTTACCAGACTTTACGGGCTGCGGCGAAAAGACAGCAGGCCAGAGCGGCATGGTCCCGTCACCTTCAGCCGGGAAGCTGAATACCGTCCTGCACAGCAATGGCGGCTGGGGCAAGGTCACCTACGCCGATATGGACGAGGAAGCCGTGGCCAAAATCCAGGCATGCCCATTTCCCGTCAATGCCATCTACATTTCTGCAGACGGGAAGAATCCCGCCACGTACTGGCCGGGTACGACCTGGGTGGCTTTTGCCATGGGACGTTGCTTGATCGGGGCCGGAGCAGCAGACAGCGGGACCATGTATAAGGCCGGGGACAAGCTGGGCGAAGAGAAGCACACCAATACCCTGGCGGAAATCCCTATCCATGGCCATACGGGGAAAACCGGCGATGCCGGGAACCATAACCATGACCGGGGCAATATGAATATCACCGGCGCTTTCTGGGGCCGTGATGTGCAGAGCGGGTACAACGGCAATGGGGCGTTCTTCATCAGCGGCCGCGGGAACTGGAATGATGAAGGCGGCAACTATCATGACAACTACCCATCCGTCATGTCCTTTGAAGCAGCTCGGTCCTGGTCCGGCAGGACTTCGACGAACGGCAGTCATGCCCATAGTTTTACGACGGAGAATGCTGGTGGCGGCCAGCCGCACAACAACC